GCCATCTCCGCTGCATCAAACAGCAGGAGCAGGTCTGACCCATCCTGATCTAACTGTGCCTGCTTCAAATCCATCAGCAACTGCACCGGCAGAGTAAAAAAGTTCTTCGCAATCGCCCTGAACTCTCCTGAGACAACCTCAACCGGTGGCAGATCCTGTGAATATATGGAAGCCATAATCCGGTCAAACTCCTGCTCATCGGTCATAACAGCTCAACCTTACCCCTGAAAGGCACACCCTTCTCCAGCTCGAAACAGGTCACTGCTGGTGTGGAGTCACCGCCGGCCCCCTGGGTTCTGGTGTACCAGTCTGAACCGTTATCCATGGTGGATGCTTGGACCCACCATCTCTCCCTGCCCTCAGTGCCAGAGAACTGTTCCACGCGGTGATGGTGGAAGTGACCTGACACCATGAGTGTGGCTGCTGCTAAGTAACTGTCATTGAACACAGCTTTGGACCAGAAACCCTGGAAAGCATCAGGGCGTGAAACCTGGTGGCCATGAATAGCCCCTAGGATGTGTGAGCCGTCATCGAACACATCAAACGCGAAACCCTCCTCATGAGGTTGTGGGACCAACCATCGTTCCACAGGGAGCCCCACCTCTGTAGCGAGCCTTCTAATCTGTTGCAGGATGACAACACCCCAATCGTCTGTGCCTGGTCTCCCCACCGCTGCCTTATTCACTCTAAATTGGCAATGGTTAGAAGCGACTGAGCCGTAAGTGAGAGGAGCGTATTTGGCACACAGTTTGATGAGATCCCAGATGAGTGCTGCAGCTAAGTCAGTCTGTTGCATAGGTGACAGGGTGTTTGTGATGAGCTGGTCCATGTCAGCCTTATTGTTCACACCCTCAATGATGTCCCCCATGTCAAGGATGATGATGTGGTCAAAGTTGCCGGTTTTCAGTCTCTGCTCAATCCGGTCATAGCTTTTATGGATCCTCTGAATAGACTCCTCATGACCACCGCGACTCCCACCCTTACCAATCTGGAAATCTGCAGGGCATATCACAAAGGTTCTGGAGTTGGGCTTTTTCTGCTTGGGGGGTTTCGCCTTAGTGCGTTTCGCCTCAGCGTACAAAGTAGGCAAATGGATGCCGGCCAGTTTCTTACGGAAATGGAACCGGTACGCGGTCAGCCACTCCCCATCCCAGCGCTGCCATTGAGACGTTCTAGGTGTCCCCACAATCTCATATTCATCAGGTGAGTAACCGCGCTCCTCCAGGAACTCATCAAAGTTAGGAGCCTCAGGGAGCCCTTCAGTGGTCGCTGTCCCCTCAGTACCGTCAAACTCTAAACCTGGTCTGAAGTGGGAAGGTGCTTGCACTTTCTTCGCCGGCTCCAGGTCCTCTAGCACGAGCACTCCCTATTCCGGTGTTTCCTAATCGGCTTCTCAGTGATAACGAAACCGCGCTGCGATAAGGCACGCCCCAAAGCGTTACCAGACCAAGCCTCATGATTAGCGAGCGCCTTCTCTAGGATGGCCCTGTCACTGTCGTTCAGTTCTTCCAGAATGGTCCTCACTTTGCACGAGGTCCTCCTCACTGGAGGCATCATATCCTCAAGCATAGTTTCCACCTTTCCTTGAGACTGTTAGGAGTCTAACCCCTCACCACCCAGAATGGGGGTAACTTTCACTGTAGCTCCAGGGTCGCGTGTGTCTGCATAACACTTCCAAGCCGTCACATGCACAACCTGATCGTCATCCACCCACACACCAGCATCAGTGAGACCGTCACAAACACCGCGCACCAGTTTGTCCAAGTCAGGAGGTTTGATAGGCCAAGGGCGTTTCTCCCTGGAGATTGTGGCAGGGCGTTCAATGTAGAAAGTCACCTCAAGATGCACAGGATCCGCGACAGTCTCCCAGCCCTCATCCTGCATGATTGCGAGTGCTGCAGTAGTAATCTCTTTGCGCCATGCAGGTAGATACTTTGAGGCTTCGATGAACCTGCCACCCTGAGCCCTGTTACCCCCCACATAGCGTTTAGAGCCCTGTGGAGCCGGTCTACCATAAACATCAAAAGTTAGGCTCACCTAACCAGTCTACCTGGGCAAACAGAAACCCCCTCCTAAGAGGGGGCCTGTCTGTGTTTTCTTACTCGTAAGACAGGAAGCAGGTTGAACACACGATGATGTCCTCTATAGGCCAGCCAGCGTTGTCTGCGCCACACTCGTCACACTGGATTGAGATAGTTTTGAAGGTTTGCATTTTGGTGTTCCTCTCTTGGTTGATGTCTCTAGTGTATACCACTACATACACAATGCAAGCCCAAAGAGAAACTTTTTTTGACTATTTTTTTGGCTTCACCAAGTTCAAAAAAGCCAAGATATACAGGAGCGCTGAGGCAACAAACCCAAACGCCTGCAAAATGCCATCAGCCTCCCCAGCCAAGAACAAATACAAGGTAGCGAGCCCAGCCAAAACCGCGAAACCAGACCACCTCATCAGAACGGGGCACTCTCAGTGATCGGCTTATTAGGGTTCACAGTAGGCCACACCTCAGTAAGCGCAGCCTCATTCACCTTGTCACTCACAGGCACAATGCTCTCAGCACGCACCTTCACCGCTGACCCAGTAGATCCATCACGCTTCTGGAAAGTATTAGTGCCCACAATCCGGCCTGTCACCTTCACCTGCCTCACACCCTCCAGAGGGGTTTTCCCATCAGTGGTCACATCATAAACAGTCTTATCCACTGTCTCCCATGTCCCTTCAGGGGTTTTCTTTCGCACATCTACGGAAACTTTCAACGCTGTGCCCCAGTCAAACTCGCGCACATCATTCAGCCACCCAGTGAGCTCAATCAGAGCCTCATTCTTAATCATTCTTTTCCCTTTCTATATGTGATGGATTGACACAATCAGTATGACCGCAACGCCTGACACCAGGGAGGATAGGTTTCCCATTCTCATCCACCGGTGTGATGTCATCAGCTGCGAACCCACCATGCCATGGGAGACATTTGCCGCGCTTGGTGTGGACTGTCTGAACTTTCTTAGCCCTACAGGAGGCACAGAGAATAGTTTTCTGCCTACTCGAAGAGAGCTCCCACTCAAACCCACACCGTTCACACTGAATCACCTGCACTCAGAGACCGCCTAGCAATCTCAAGCTGTTGATCAGTGAACTCATAAGCCGTAACTTTACCGGCTTTCTTTCCCCCACGCACTAGGGCGCTCCGCTTCTCTTTCTCCACAGCACACTCCTCTGTGTGCCTATAGGTCTCAATTTCTGAGGCTGTTTCCATGCGAAGTCTCAGCGCGTTCTCTTTAGCCCAATACTCTGCAGCCTTAGCGCTCAGTTTGTTATGCAACTGGAGCTGGTAGGGATGGGAGAAGCGTTCTGTCTCCAGCACGCCCAAATCAATGCTCATTTCTTCTGCCCAGAAGTTGTCAGTGTAATTGCTCATATTTCCCTCATCTCTTGGATTGGAATTAGAAACACAGCCTCCATGTCATGCTCCCCAGGCCCCCACCGGTCATTCTCCCCACCCTCACCCAGCCACTCAGGTTTCACATCACACACATCAATAAACCTAGTTACACCGTCAGCCCAGCGCACCACAAAGAAAGCCGGTGCAGTCTCGCTGTGAGAGATGAGATGCCTGAACTTCCTATCCACGTTCATGAATACTGTGGGGTATTGCGTGGAGGTACAGTTACGCTGCTTCACCTCAACCCACGCCACCAGCTCACCAGCACGCTCAGCAAAAAAATCCACATGATAGAACTGAGGCAAATGATGAAGGGTGCAATCCCATGCCTGCTCTAGGTCAGCCTTCAGGAGGTTCTCGCGTGCAATGTTCTCAGGAGTGTTGCGATCATCAGGGACCTGCTCAGGACCGTTATCCACCATGGCCACCAATATACACACAGATGAGGGAAATCATTTGCAACCAAACTCCCCAGCCCTACACTCAAAATGCTCCCCCAAATCATGCATCTGCTTCACCCAAGCACGCGCATCAGGGATCTCCGCCGGAGGCTTCAAGAACCTATCAGCCCCAGAAGGTTGCTTAGGAGGATAAGGATCATCACCCCACCGTTCCCCATTCAGCCAAGTAGCAGCCCTAGGGATGAACTGAGGGTCAGGCAGATTAGGGTCAGAGGCCAAACACCTAACCCCAGCCATCACCACATCAAGCCCATGCCGGCCCACAGCCTTCTCAAAAGCTTTCTGAGCTTCACCCTTCCCCAGCTTCCTAGGGTAGATCTCCCAGAACTCATCAAAAGCAATAACGGTTTCTTTAGTTTGTTCTTCTCTCTCAATAGTGTTCTTCTGGATAGTGTTCTTTGTGGGTCTGTCACCCGTGGGCGGTTTACCGGTACGCGGTTCAGCGGTACGCGGTAAAGGGTCCCTAGTTATGTAGTCATAACTTGTCATGCGCCCCTTCTCATCCTTACCCTGCTTCTCAGAGCGCTCCAGATATTCCAGGCTGATGAGCTCCTCAATGATGCGGCGCACTTTCTGTTTGCCAATACCGTTCTGAGCAGAGATAGACCTGATGGATAAGTTCCACCCTGGTCTGTGGCTCATGATCTGAGCGAGTAATCCGCGAGCCTCCAAGCTCAAGCGGTCATCCCTCAGCCAGTCATTAGGGATTTGTGCGAAGTGGTCATCGAAGGCGTGATGCCCTCTGATTAGTGGCATTGTTTGTCCTTGTCTACCGGCTTTGTCCTGGTAGTCTGGACTTAGCCGATGCTTACTCATCGGTTTCTGTGAGGGTCAG